ACGGGGGGGATACCAGAGCTAAACGGCGGTGTTCGTCCCCAGCGTCAGTGCCTCACGTGTCAGGTTTTGTCAGGACAGTAAAGCCGGAGGGGAGGCATAAGGGGGGGGTATAAGAAATCTTTTTGCAATTCCTAACCTTGGGCGGTGTTCGTCCCCAGCGTCAGTGCCTCACGTGTCAGGTTTTGTCAGGACAGTAAAGCAGAAGGGTAATCGTATGCAGGTTCTAGGGAAAAACAAACAATCATGGTGCCGTTTAATCTGCCAAGCGGCGGGCGGGACAGTGTCGATGAGGATGGCAACCAAACAAATAACGTTATGCTCGGCACTTCGAGTCCTCCCGCTGGCGGACGCGCTCGCCTATTTTGCATCCCCGTGGCAGGAGAAGCGGCGGGTTCGGGACAAGCTGGAACAGGAACCATTCCCTCCCCACATCGTGGAGCAGCTTCTTTCCAAGACAGGTCGCCGCAGCAAGGAACCACCAATCCTAAAAACAGATACAGGTGGAGGAAAATCGGTAGGGGAGAAAGATCCCCCGTCCCTAGTCTTCCGTCTCCAACTCCCGGCTAATTTCGCAGAGGGCAAGGGGTTGCGCGTGGAGGTGGCCCGGCTCTCCGACGCATGCCGTGCCGCCAGATCCGAGTGGGCCCGCCTGGTGCAAGGGGGGGCTTCCCCCAGCCAGATCGGTATGGCACAGGGAACCTACTCGGAGTTCCTCCGGGAGTGGCGCATGATTGCAAAAGACAGCCCAAAGGCACTCGCCGCCCTCGACGACTCAATATCGAGGGAGACGCACGAGCGGGCTTTGCAGTCGATCCTCTCTGCGATCGTCCGGCGGCTCAAAGATTTCCCCCGCATCGTGGCCCCCGTGGTCAAGGGTCTCTCCGAGGAAGCGGCCGAGAAGATTTTGGACAAAGAAGTCGAGGCCCTGACCCGCTCCCTGTATCAGGGGGATGCCGTAGAGGAGGAGTCATGGGAAACGGAGGCCGAGGAGCAGGAGGACCGAGACAATGCTGAGGGATGAGGTGCACAGGGTGGCCATGTGGAGCCGAGCGGTATTCGCCCGGACGTTTCGCCCAGAGCCGAGGCTCACCATGATCGAGTGGCTGGAAAAGTGGGTCGTCGTCCCAGACATCGTCGGCTCGACACGTCCCGGGCCGTTCATGCTGCATACAAACCCGGCCATGAGGTTCATATTCGAGGCCTACCAGTGCAAGGAGGTACATTATATCACGATCATGAAGGCGGCCAGAACCGGCGGTTCTATGGCCAGCATTCTGTGCATCCTGTGGCAGATCGCAAACCGGCCGGCCCCCGTCCTCTGGGTAGACCCTGTCGAGAAAACAGCCAGGAGGGTGAGCCACCAGGAGCTCCAGCCATACATGCTAGCCTGCAAGCCCGTCCGAGCTATGATTATAAAAACCAAAACTTGTTGGACGTTTCTGGAGATGGTTCTCAAGGTATGCGTCATCGCGCTGGTCGGATCCAATTCCCCGAATAACCTAGCCGGACGGCAGGCTATGATTTTAATTTTGAATGAGCTCGATAAACTCAAAGACGACCCCACCCGCGAGGCCCCCCCAGCCCAACTTGCCGTGGCTCGGACGGATCAGTTCCGGAGGGACAGGAAGATTATTAGGAATTCGACTCCAGACAAACCGGAGGATGCGACGTATGTGGAATACCTTGCTGGGAGCCAGCATCAGATTTACTGTGCGTGCCCAAGGTGTGGGGAAAAACAAAGGATGACCTTTTTCAAGGAGGATCAGATCGGGCAGGACGGGGAGGCTATTCTTGACGAGGCTAGGATACCCCGGCAGACCGGGCAGGTTTATTTTCAACACTGCAAGAATGCAGACGGGTCATGGGACTGGGACAAGATCGAGAGGGGGACAGGTTATGAATGCCAGAACCTCGGCTGTCGTCACATCATGCATCAGGATTCCATCCGCGAGATGGTCATGGCTGGGGAGGTCAGGCCGCACAACCCCCGGGCACCTAGGGAGCATTTTTCGATCCATCTGTCGGCTGTGACATGCCCGCTATGGACGCTCGGGGAGCTGGTCAAAGATTACCTGCAGGCCGTCGGCAACCCCGGCAAAATGCATCACTTCTACAATTCCAAGCTCGGCTTGCCGTTCTCCTACAAGCGGGCGAGCATCTCCGAGAAGACGATCCGTAATGCGGCCAAGACCTCGCGGAGGTTTCGCCGGACGACGCTGGGCTATAACACGCTGGAGTTTCGCCCTACCCGCATCGGGCTGGTGTCCGACGTCCAGGGCCCCCTACGTGGGTTATGGTGGGTGATCGTTGCATGGGACGAGGCTTGGAACCTCTGGGTCTTGGACTGGGCTGATGTCGAGGCACCCGGCTTCGGAGACTTGGAGACGATCGTCGATAAGCGGTTCTGGAGTTACACAGACCCTGAGACCGGCGGGGAGGAGGCCCACACCATCTCCATCATCGGGGTGGACATGTCCTACCGGACGCAGGAAGTTTACGAGTTCTGTGCGATGTATCACAACGCATTCCCAATGCAGGGTCGCGAGGGTGGCAACAGTGCAGGGCTCTACCGGCCCGCAGAGGAAAAAATAGTCGAGGACAAGGACCTAGTCTTCGTTCAATTCCAGGACGTTTATTTCAAATCTGAGCTTTACCACCGCCGTCTGGCGAACCGGGCGGGGAGAGGGCTATTTCTGCCCCAGCCCGAAAGCTCCGAGGGAGTTCGGGACGGGCTCGATCGCGTCCTCATCGATCATCTCACGAATGAGCGGTGGGATGAGAAGACCCGCAAATACACCGGCATCACAGGGGGCCGCCCGGAGAACAACCACTTGGGCGACTGCATCAAGGAGGCCATGGTCTTCGACTACCTATTCGAGGTAGAACGCCGCCTGTCGGATGCAGATCTGGAAGAGGAGGAGAGGATCAAGCGTGGGGCCGCTGGAGAACCCTCGGACAGCCCGGCATAAAAAAAAGGAGAGGCATGGACGAACAATTCATTGAGGCACTGATTTTAATGGCTAACGAAGATGAGGACGCGAAGGCGGCCATCATCTCCGATATTCGCACGTGGAGAGACGAGGCCTTTGCAGCTATCAGATCCCAAGGTGGCGAAAGCCCGTTTATTTCGTCTGTGGCTTCCACCGGCAAGACGACCGGTTTCACTCACATCAAGGGGGCCACCATGACGAATATGGAGGCATTCAAAGTCCTGACCCAGGCCCTTGCGTCTCTCGAAGACAGGGCCGCTACTGCGATCACCTACGCAGATTACAGCCAAGTTTATGACCGCTAAAAAGCCAAAGAAAGCAGCCCCCCGTGCGTCCTCAAAGACCCCCACCCCCAAGGCCGCCGGGATGGAAGTAGGAGGATCAACGGGCTTTGACGGGGCGAACTACAGCCGCCAACGTGGTTTCGTATTCTCCGGCCCTGAGAACCGGCATGAGATCACGACCTTCACTAGGACGGAGCTCAACCGCAAGGCCAAGGTTTACTACAACAATCTACCCCCTCTCCGGTATCTGGCAAAAGCAGTCGCACGCCATTCCGTCGGCATCGGGATATTCCCGATGTTTCTCACCTCCGACGAGGAGTGGAACGCGCTCGCCGAGCGCGAGTTCAACAACTGGGCATCGAATGCGTCCGTCTGTGATGCTAAAAAGCAGCGGACGTTCTGGCAGCGTCAACGCCAATGCATCTACGATTTTTTCAGACAGGGGGAGTCATTCGTCTCCAAGGCTTTCGGGCCGATGGGCGGGTGCATGTTCCAGAGTTTTCTCGATCACGAGATAAGGAACGGCAAAGACGACAAGGATCCTGCTAAAATTTTTGACGGGGTAGTCATCGGAAGCCGCGGCGAGCGTATCGGCTATCGCGTGGCAACGGCAGACGGGGCCAAGACGATTTACACGAATGCAATGTGTCACATCGTCGACCTCGAACGCGAGGATCAATTCCGCTCCCCGACGATTTTGTTCTCAGGCATCAATGATGCTCAGGATTACATGGAGATCAAAGCGAACCAGAAGTTCAAGCAGAAACTCCAGTCCTCCATCATCGCCTTTCTCAAGCGCGAGGCCGGACGGGCGACAGCCCGTGGGGCCGTCGGGCAACTGGCCACCAGCTCGATCAAGAAAAGTTCTGCCAGTTCGTCTTCCACAGCCACTATCGCAGAGAGCTCGGATCTCCGAGACACGCTACGCAGGGCGATCGAGACGTTCGGCGGTGGAGGAGCCCTCGCCTATCTCAACCCTGGTGAGGAAATCCAATTCCCAGAGGTCGCCAAAGACGATGCGTTCCCAGTTCTGACAGAGCTTCTTCTCAGGGAATTTGCGTGGAGCATTGGGGTGAGCCCGGACGTTCTTTTCTTTTTGGCAAAACTAGGGGGGACGACAAATCGGGCTGGCCTGGAAGATTTCGCCGCCTACGTTCTGGCCCTCCAAGATCTCATCAACGAGCAGCTCAACACCCCCTTCCTAATGTGGGTCGTCTCGACTGCAATGGCAGACGGCAAGCTCCGCAGATGCAAAGACCCCGTCTGGTGGGAGCATGTCTGGCAGGGGCCGCCCAAGATGTCCGTTGACCTCGGACGCATGGGTGCCCTCATGATCAATCTCCGCAATAATGCGATGATAACGCTGGCCGAGTATTACACAGGACGGGGCCTGGACTGGAGACAGCAGCAGCGACAAATCGCCCGGGAAATCAGGTTCGAGAAACTGGCCTGCTGGGAGGCCTCCGACCACCAGCCCGGCGAGGTTCCTCTCATCGACGTTGATTACTACCGGGATTTCCGCAACCGCCCCGGGCAGACGATCCTACCTCCCGAGGAGGATCCGAAGAAGGGGCTGGGGAAATCAGATACCGGGGACGAGGAATACCGGCCCGGACAAAACGACGAAAGCTAAGCTATGAAAAACTTTGAATATCTCATGAGGGCACTATCGGAGCCCGCATACATCACGATGGATTCCCACAGGAATCTGGACAACCTACTTGATGCCTGGATGCAGGGAAAAATCCAGGCCGTGGCGAAAGGCCCTGACGAGAAAGAGACAGTCGAGCAGGAGGAAGTCGAGCTGGCAATCAACCCCATCCAGACCATCAAAGTGCGGGGGGTTCTCATGCGTCGGGCCGATGCATTCTCCGAGGCATGCTTCGGGGCATGCTCCGCAGCTCGCATTCAGAAACAGGCAGAGTTCTGCCGGACGAACGACGCAGTCCGTGCGGTCGTCTTGGACATCAACAGCCCCGGGGGGCAGGTCGCCGGAACCTTGGAGGCAGCCAACGCCATCTATCGCCTCGCACAGGAAAAACCTGTCATCGCAGCGGTCGAGTCACTCGCTGCATCGGGCGGATATTTTCTCGCTTCCCAAGCCAATCGGATCATCGCAGAGCCTACAGCCCTACTCGCAAACATCGGGGTCTACATGGCCTACTACGACGACAGTGAATGGATGAAGAAGCACGGCTACCGGCTGGAGGTTTTCCGGGCCGGAAAGTTCAAGGCCGCCGGTATGGGTCGTCCTCTCCAGAAGGAAGAGGAAGACCAGTATCAAACCATCGTTGACCAGGCCTACGTCCAATTCAAGGAGGCCGTTCTACGCTGCCGCCCAGAGGTAGCAGACGGATCCATGCAGGGGCTCATCTACTCGGCCTCGGATGCTATGGATCTCAAACTCTGCGACGAGGTCTCCGACGACCTGGATGCTGCAGTAGCAACCGCCATCGCCGAAGTTCTTTCAACACTCTCGGACAGCAACATCGAATAATTAACACGAGCATTATGAGCGAACCTACTCAACCCAAACAGACGTGGACTGATCGCATTTTTGCGTCCCTGTCGAGGCCCCTACAGGCCGAGATCGAGACCTTGAAAGCCTCCCTCCTCCAAACCGAAACCGAGCGTGACGAGGCGCGTGAGGCCTCTACCGATCTCGCCGAGAAGCTCACCAATCTCCAAGCTCAAGCGGACGCTGACTCGAAAGAGCTGGCCGATCTGAAAGCCAAAGCTGGAGACCTCGACACTAGGGCCAAAGACCTCGAACAGAAATCCGAAAAGATCGATGAAGATGTCAAAAACAAGGTCGAGGACGCTCTCCCTGCTGCTATCGCCGCAACCGGCACCCCGGTCGTGACGAAAGAGCCAGAGGGAAAAGCGGCCGAGTCCGAAGATCCCGAGGATTTCAAATCGTTCTCAGATCGCTTCGGGGCACTCTCCAACGAAAACCCCACTAAGGCGGCAAAATACTTTGCCAAGTGGCAGAGCAAGTTTTTCAAAAAGTAACCCATTCAAATGCAGTCAACAACAAACAACCAAACAACCAAACAACCAAACCACCAATATGGCTAACGAATTCCAAAGCATCGTGCTCCAGACGCTGGGCGTGGCAATGAGCATCCTTCGCAAGAAGCTGCCCGCTCTTTCCGCACTGGCAACTGAGCCCGCAACCGCCGGACGCAAAGTTCGGCTCAACGAAACCATCCGCGTGCGCGTCCCTGTCGTCAAGGCAGCCCAAACCTTCACAGGCACATTCACTCGCAGCGATACCAACTACGAGGCGTTCAATGTCACGGTCGATCAAGCCAAATACGTCATGGCCGACCTCGCCCTGCTCGATGCGAGCGAAGACGCCGACCCCGCTTCTCTGATTCAGAAGAATGCGGAAGTCATCGCGATCTCCCTCGCCCAGGCAATTGCAGAGACCATCGCGGCCAAGGCCGAAGACGCATCCTTCACAGGCACTCAGACCATCGCGGTCGGATCTGGTGACTTCGATGAAGTCATCGCCCTCGGTGTGAAGCTCGACAACAACCTCATCTACGGCCCCCGAGCCATCGTGGCCGATCCTACCCTCTACGGAGAATTCCTCTCCGACGAGCGCGTGGTCGACAGTGCAGCGAACAGCGGCACCGATGCCAAACGTTCTGGCGTACTGCCGGAGGTCAACGACTTCGACATCATCAAATCGAACGGAGCCTACACCGACACGAACATGCGTGGATTCGCCTGCGACAACACAGGCATGATCTTCGCCGCTGTTCAGCCGGACAACCTCCTCGAACTCGCAGCAGCCGCTGGGTATCCGGTCCCCGCAAACGCGACAGTCGCTTCCTTCGTGGAACCCGGCACCGGTCTCGTCCTCCAGGGTCATTACTGGTATAGCCCCGAGAGCCCCAAGCTCAACATGGCTGTCCTTGCATTCTACGGAATCGGAGTCGGGCGTGCAAACGCCCTCGTCCGCATTCTCAAGGTCGACGAGTCCTAAGCAAACCATCAACGCCCCCCGGGGGATAAAACCCCCGGGGATCATCCTAATCGCAGTATAGAGCAGTTCGGTAGTTCGTCTGGATCATAACCAGAAGTTCGAGGGTTCAAATCCTTCTACTGCTAATTTCCTAAAAATTATGCACGTCCCAAAAACAGCCATCCTCATCGGGTATCTTCCCGGTGGAAAACCAGAAGCCATTGCACTCGGAACACCTAAGGAATGTCTGGCCGCCAAGGCCTCAGCAGACCTCGGCAAATACGAATCGGTCGGATTCTGCCGCCATGCAAAACTCATTGGGCCAGCCAAGCCGGTCTCCAAATCCTCCCCATCCCTCCCCCCAAAACGGGAGACCAAACCGGAGCCAGTCAAAGCTGAGATCAAAACCGAAGCCCCCAAAATTAACCCCTTGAGGAAAAAGTAAGATCCGAGAAAAAAAAACTGAGGCTAAGGGCCTAAGGTCTTCCCGGCCTTAGGCCCTCTCTCATTATGAGCACTATCTCCAACAAACTCCAGGCAGGCCTCCGGCTCCTAGAAAAAATGGACGGCCAGGAAAAAGTTAGCATGAGGGGGCAGGAAATCCCGTGCCTGATAGACGAGACATCGTCCGGACGTGGGGTCAGGGTAGCAGGCGGCCAGTATCCCACATCGGGGGGGAACTGCACGATCCGTCTGGAAGCGTGGCCGTTTGAGACAGAGCCCGAGGCCGGGGAGATGGTGACGGCCCGGGGGAAAAAGCATTGGGTAGGAACCCCGAGGAATGACAAGACGGCCTTCAGCTTCGATCTCCAAACCAATCTCACAAGGTGATCACAGTCACAGTCCCAGAGTATCAATTTCGTAATGCGCTCAGGGGCTATGCCAAAGACCGGAAGATGGAGCTATCCGAGGTCATGCAACAGCAGGCCCGGCTCCTCGCCGTCAAGCTGGCAACAGTCACCCTCCCGAAGGGGCTTGGGGTAGATGCTAAGGCCACCGGCGAGAGGAACGTCAGGGCTGATATCCATAAGCTCGCCATAACCCCCGAGGAACTCCTACTCAAGGTGCGAACCCAGTCGTCCACTTGGGGCCAGCGGTTCGAGGCCTACGTCCGGGCCGGTAGGTGGGACGATGTTTTCAACATGATGCAGAACTCGCCAGGGCTGGCATTCTACGCGCTGGAGTCATCGATATCACAGGCCCAGCATGGGGAGGCATTCCGGGGTGGTAAGATATCAAGGCACTCGGTCAAGTATGTCGTCACAAACCCGGAGAGCCTCAAGACTCTGACTGAGCATCTCGTCGCCCGGGTCGGACATGCCAAGGGCGGCTGGGCAGATGTGGCCCGGCGGCTGGGAGGAACCCGTGGGATTCCATCATGGGTCACCCGGCACACAGGGAGGGGCCGGGCAACGATACGAACCATGACAGACATGCCCCTCATTATTCTCACGAATGAGGTTCATTACATCAGGGACATCTTGAAGCCCGCGGATATTGAGGCCGCCATTTTCCTCCAGAAGAAAAACATGATCGCCCACATGACGCACCGGAGCCGGACAGCGAACGGGAAAATATGATAATGAGCATCAAGTCCCTCAAGAGAAAAACGGACGAGGCCCTGCTGTGGTTCTGCCAGATTCAGGTCGAAATCTGGGGAGAGCAGATCGGGGTCTATGCAGGGAAGCGATACGCCCAAGACGATGGTGGCGACTCGATTCTTTTGCCAGCCCTCATTATCGACTGCCCAAACGCCCAGCCCAGTCGGGACATGCCGATCGAAGGGCTTGGGGAAGTCCTCCTTCAGATGCGTCTGGTAAGAGATCCGAGGGCACAAGTCTCTGAGGAAGATGACGACATTTTGGGCCGCATGCAAGCCGCCATTTTGGATCCAGAGACAGCCGCCCAGATCAACGAATACATGGCACCCAAGGGCTACCATTTTTACGAAGCGATCGAGACCCAGGAGGACACCGATTACCCCGGTGGGGTAGAGGATGAGGACCTCCTCGCCATGACCATCGTCTGCCAGCATCTCTATACGGGCGGCCTAGACCAAAGCCTAGCGGACAGCTCGGCATAAAATAAAACAAGAACAAACCCCAAAATTATGAGCAAACGTTACGGCACAAAAACTTTCCAACGGAGCGTCTACGCCTCTTATCCCGGCGGAGAGGCTGAGGTTCTTGAGGCGACCCCCAAACAGAGCCTCGGTATCGAGGACACAATGACAAATAACCTCGGGCAGACGATCGAGGAGTTTTTCGACGAGAAGATCAATGAGATCACGCTCGTCCTCGGCATCCCCGCAGATTTCGAAGAGCCCGATGCCGGTGACCTCCTGGAGATCACCCTCGCAAGCGGGGCTGTCTCCTACGTCGTCCTCTCCAAGGAACGTGCCGAGAAAGCCAGAGAATACGTCCGGCTCACAGTGACCGCCCGCAACAAGGAGTACGTCGAATACGGCACCGGGTCTTAATGGCCCGGGGTCAACCCCCCAAAGAGCCATTATGGACAGGAAGTTTCTCGAAGCATTCATCAACTCTGAGCACCGCATCCTAGGGATCACGGTTTTGCCGTTTTCCCTCTCACATGCTGTAGCATTGGAGGCAATCAATTCCCCCCTTTTGGGGGGTGGTGTGTGGACTCCTTCGGTCGCGCTGGCCTCTCTCAAGATTTTAAGCGGACGAGACCCGCTCACCCCAAACTGCATTTGGGCAGGGCCTCTCGATTTCTTCCGTCTGCTCCGGCTGGAAACCCGCCCGGGTATGGCCCGATTCGTCAAACAGATCGAAGCCTACTTGATGGATTTTCCCCTTCCCGAACTGTTCGAGCAGGAGGAGAGATCCGGGATGCTGGGGGAACTCCCCGGGGCCAAGAAGGTGCTGTCCTCCCCGTGGGTCATGGGGCGGCTCGCGGCGGCCATTTCTCGCACCTCTATAACGCTACAGGAGGCCATGACAATGCCTCTGGTTCAACTGATATGGGTCTTAGATTCTGTCAGCGAATACCTTGGAGAGAACGTCCGGTTCTATGACGGGGAAAATCCCGATATTACCCCAGACAGCAGGGCAGAGATGCTCCGCAGATTTAACGAGAGGAAGCCCAGAAAATGAGTGTTGATGTCAGATTCGGAGCCGATAACCGCCCCTTCATGCAAGGGGTGGATCAGATGCAGGCGAGGGTGTCCAAAATGGGAACCGGCATGGCCTCGGCACTCAAAGGGGGGATCATCGGGCTGGCCGCTGGAGTTGTTGGAGGCCTAGGGGTAGATTCCCTCATGACATCCATAAAAGACATGGGCCGTGTGGCAGACCTCGCAAAGCAGCTCAACGATACGGCCGAGGGCATACAACGGGTCGGAGCCGTGGCAACCCTCAACGGGGCAAACATCGAACAGGTCGGACGAATTTTCGTGGCCGCAACTTCCCGTGTTCGGGACTTCCAGGCGGGGCTGACCAAAATCGGGGAAGAGGCAGACAGCCCTAAGAAAGTCGCCCGGGCCCTAAAAGACCTCAACATTGAGGCAAACGCTTTCGCAAAAGGCACCATGACAGAGCAGATACTCATGGTAGCGAAAGGCATGGGGAGCATGGGCAGCCAGACCCAAGCGAACGCTGCCGCTCTCGATCTCCTTGGGAACAAAGGCAAGGAGGTGCTGCCGATGTTGCAGGAGGGCTACGCTAAGCTCCAAGCGGAGATGGAAAACACCGCTATTATGACCAATGAGCAGGTAGCCCAAATGGACGCACTTGGAGACCAGCTCGACAAACTGGGGCAACAGACAAAAGTGATCGCAGGGAACACCGCCCTCATAGGCTCTGGGGTTCTGGAGACGCTCTACTCGCAGGCCGTCAAATATGCGGGTTCAATTTCATTCCTCGCAGGATCAGTCTGGGGGCTGGTAGGCTCCGAGAACAATGCGGCTATGCGGGGGGCAGAGGGCCTATTCGCAAAGGCTAAGGTGCTTGAAGCCGATGCAATGGCGAAGCTCGACCCAATGGCATTCACGCCTCTCGAGACTGGGCTAGCAACAGATACGACTGAGCCCTTCAAGGCGAGCTTCGAGATACGAAAAAAACTGGAGGAGGAGATCGCAGCCTACCGTGATAAAAAGGCGATGGAGTCTCTGGCTTTGGAGGAGCGTCTCGGCATCTTGAAAAAGTCTCTGGCAATCTCCCAAGGGACTCCGGACACCGTTGCAGATCAAGAGCAGGAGATATTGATCACTAAACAGATCATCGACTTGGAGGCCGAGGCCGCCCGCAATAAGCAGGAGGCCATCCAGTCTATCGAGGAGATGGAAAAGAAAGTCGCCTTCGACAGGCTCTCGACTGAGGAGCAGATCGCACAGCTCCGCGCCGATTCAATCGCCCAAGCCGACGAGGGAAATTACAAGGCCGCCGCCGAGTCTGCGAAGGCAGTTTCCAAGGTCATCGCTGATTCTACCAAGAAGATGATGCAGGACTCTGCGGGCTTCGTGGTAGACAGCCAGAGAGCAATGGGAGGCATCGGCCGGCAATCCATCGGGATATCGGACGGCCTCCCCCAGAAGTCCCTTGACGAAGCCCAGAAACAAACTGCCATCCTGACAGAAATCAGGACGGCAATACAGGAGCAAGACCCGAGCGGCCTTGGAACATTCAAATGAGCGCAACAGGATACGGCAGAGGCCCTGTATACCATCGAAAAATCGAGGAGCAAACCGGAGGAGAGCTGGTCGTCAATCGAGACAGCTCCTCAGAATGCACAGAGATTTTCAGGGGGAGGTATGTTGACCTCGTCAACCAGTCCCCGGCCAAGGATTCTCCACATCCTCTCTGGCCGGATCTTCTCTTGGTGACAAAACGCTTCTCCAGAGGGAAGCTCGGACTTGGAACTGCCACACTCCTCTATCGCGGTATCGACCCATCCCGCTCGGCGGGTTCCTCCTCAGGTGCGTCAACAGGGCAGACCGTCCTGGGCACAGACTGGCAGGATCTTGATGCCGAGGAGGCACTCCCGGAGGTAGACCTCGAATACGACACCGCCGTCTCGCAGGAGCCCATCGCGACCCATCCTGACATTGGGGACCTCATCGAAGCTGCGGGCTCCGAGGGAGTCAAATACGACGAGGAGGGGTATTTCATCAAATTCACACAGAAAGCCAGTGGAGACCTTGCGGGGGTTCAATCCTACAGGGTTCCTCGGACTGTGACCACCCGCACATATTGGACAGACGGCGCGGCGGCAGTCGCCAAAGTTGGCATCCGGGTCGGGAGCGATCTCCGGCTCTCCCTCAAGTCCTCCCGCTACGGATCCAAATGGAGAAACGTCGAGGTTTTGGAGAGCGGCCCTTGGAATACCCTGATTTACAAAGATCACTAATGAGACTGGCAATCCCCAAACCCCATGCGGGGCAACCTATCCGGGACTGGCTGACAGCCGATGTCGCCGTCCAGATAGCAGAGGCTTTGGATTTTCTCCTCGCAGGAAAAAACATCTCGGGCGGACCAGGTATTTTCGTGCGTCAAACCGGAGGTATGAATGTGACGATCGAGTCGGCCCTAGGAGAAGAGGGGGGAGGCTCGGCCATTCTTCCTCCCTTCTGGTGCTCCTCCTCGTCTACCTCCGACGACCCGCCCCTACCGGCTGTATCGGTCAAAATAGGAACAGTCTCCAACTTGATTCCTCTGGTAGCAGGCAGCCCAATGATCGAGGGGCAACTCCTCCCAGCTTATGCCCCAGGGAGCGTCCTCCTGAGGCCGACATTTTCTAGTTATAATGCTACCCCTACATCCGTCGAACTTCTGGTCGGAGATTATCAGGCAGGGGACTACAGGATCGCAGACTTCACGATCGATCTCGACGGGGCTGTCAACGGGCTCTCCAATTTTGCACGCAGCTCGCTGACATGTCTCGGGCCGATGTCAGCTACCCTCAACCCCATCTGGCTGCAAGCATGAGCTATCCCGATGTCAGCTCCCTCCCGGCCAATCCTCCGATTCCCCTGATTTATTATAAGTCCGGGGCGGTGCTTCCTATGGCACCAAACTTGGATGATCCGAATGGGTATTTTCTAGCGGCATCCAGCGGCCAGAGGTTCTCCGCGGGGTCATCGGACGTTAGGATCACAGACATCATTGCGAACAACGTCAAGGATGATTATGTTGGAGCGGTGACGCTTACGATGACGACCTACCTGACATACCCCCTACCTCCTGAAATCCTAACCTTGGATATCAATTTCTCATGGCTCTCTGCTTACATGATCCCCGCGGGGGTGCATACCCCCAACACGCTGTTCTCTATTCTCTGGCCTGGGGCAGATCAGAGCCGGGGATTTTCGATCATAGGGAGGGTCGTTGTAGACCACCTAAAGAGATATCAAAAAAACTCCGAGCCAAACGAGGGCCCCAACTTCAGGCTCTCGTGCGGCCGTATCGGGGCAACCCCTCCCATCGCCCCATCCAGATGCGTTCCAATTTCGGCAGGTACGATCCCGACGAACTGCCCAGGAGTGCTCCTCTATTTCGCACCGGCCCGGAGCTACCTCAACGTCATTACGTCCGCCTACCCAGGATACTCGAATACGGTATGGTCGGCAGTCTATAACGGGGCCGCCCTGACCATCGCCCGAGGGCTAGTCTAGGCCGGACAGCGGGGCATAAAATAGGGGGAGGACATTTTTCACCATGGGACAACCAGTTTTTATCAATGCGTCTGACAACAACCGGGCGGTCCGGGGTCAGAAAAACCTCCAGTCTTTGACCGATCTTCGCATCAAAGCGAGTACGGATCAGGACATCGATTTCTATTTCATGAGGAACGGGGTACTCCAGATACTCCAGCCGGGGACCGTCTTTCGCTTCGCCTGTAAAGAAGCCGGGAAGCGCGACACCGACCCCGTTCTCCAAGCCCTCAATGACAGGTTCTCGGCGATCACATCGGGGGACGTTACATTTTACAGGATGTCTCTGGATGCAAATACGACAGAGCTTCTGGCCCTTTTCGGAATTGATTCCAGCGACTCCAATGATGTCCTCGAGGTCGAGCTGGATGCCGAGCTCTCGTGGGTGGAAGCCGGGAAAAAATCCAAAACCACAGGCGGCTTCGGAGTCATGGCAGAGAACCCCGTCATCCGAGAGAATGACGATGTCTCTCCGCATCCTGCGACTCCGGATTACCCAGATCCCAGCATCATCCTCACAGAGTCAGACCTCGAGGTCTCAGTCGCTCCTCTGGTGGATTCCGGCTCCGGCCCGAAAGTCCCAGCCGAGTTCCTCCCTCCCCTCAACCTCTCCGAGCTCATCGTCGTCGCAGATATGGCAGAGCGTCTCGGCCTGACTGGAGTCAACGTAGGCGACCCCGTCAAACAGCTTGACAATACATTCACGTACATCTTTAACGGGGGCGACTCGGCCGCAGATGCTAACTGGGTTTCCATTGGATTTACCAGCGTCTCTCGGACAGCGATCCCGGACTTCGCCCATGCATCAACGCACGGCCCGTCTGGAACAGACCCCCTCCGCATCGATCAACTGGCAACAGCTCCTACAGGGGCGACCTCCGGCATTTTTGGGAACATGAGACTTGGGCTCGTCCCGGGGCCCTCGGCTCCCTCAGGAGTCAGGGTTTTGAATGACCTCGGACAATGGATCGCTACAGCCCCTGCAGGGGCTACGGGAGCTACTGGCCAAGCGGGGGCGACAGGGGCCGCAGGCTCTCCCGGTGGTGCAACGGGAGCGACAGGATCTCCCGGCGCGACAGGCGTTCAGGGATTTCAAGGGGCAACCGGAGCCGCGGGCTCTTCCGGGGCGACCGGAGCTGCGGGTTCTCCCGGGGCAACCGGAGCTGCGGGTTCTCCCGGGGCAACCGGGGCTGCGGGTGCATCCGGGGCGACCGGAGCTGCGGGTTCTCCCGGGGCAACCGGAGCTGCGGGTTCTCCCGGGGCAACCGGAGCTGCGGGTTCTCCCGGGGCAACCGGGGCCGGAGCATCCGGGGCGACAGGCCCCACAGGCGCCCAGGGT